AGAAAAATCTTACAATGCAATGCAACCACAACCTACTACTACAGTAGCAGAAGAAAAGGTTGCAGAGTTTGCACAAGCAGGACTAGGAGGCATGGACTCTCCCAACACTCTTCCCCCCGAAGGTAACCCCATGTCTCCACCTCCTATGCAAATGGCTGCAAGTGGCGGTTTAACTGGTTATGCAAATACAGGTCGCACTACTTACCAAGATACGTTTGGTGCAAATGAGTATCCTCAATATGTACAAAACCTGCTAGAAATGTATGGTCCTAATTTTGAAGAAGATATATTTGCTTTTCGAGATATGAGAAACAAAGTTAAAGATATGGATGATTTTGAAAAAAATCTTGCAGATTCAAAAAAGATTCCAGTAATCAATACCAAGCCTGATTTTGATTTAGATACAAGTAATATTGTTTCTCTATTATCTTCTCAAGAAGATTTGGATGCACAATTAGAAACTTCTGATAGTAATAGACCTGTTAATTATTTAGAAAATGAATTAATAAAAGCTAAACAAAATTTAAAAAATCAAACAAGTAGAGGAGACAGAGGCGGACTTGCTGGTGGTACTTCTTATATAGACCAAGCACAAAAAAGAGTTAATGCAATAGAAAGCCAAATTGCATCTTTAGCAAGTAAAGATCAAATACAATCTGATGCAAAATTAGCTATGCTAAACACTTTTCAAGAATCTCCAGATGGAAACGAATTAGAAATACAAGATAATAATAATAATAATAAATTTACGCCTCCTCCAACAACAGACATCTTTGCCACAGTAGATCAAATAAAAAAACGTCTAGGTGATATAGAATATAATACTCCTACTGCAGATGAATTAAGAAAAAATAGAGTAAACGAAACTCTTATGGGAATAGGAGCTTTAATTGCTAGCTCTACAGATAGAAAAAGTTTTGGCGAGGGCTTAAGTAAATTAACTGCTAATGCAATTGCAAGTAAAAGATTAGATGATAGAAGTATGACTGATACTGCTTTCAAGAAAAGAGGTGTTGCAGTTCAAGACATACAACTAGCTGCTACGTTAGAAGGTTTAAAATCTAAAGCTGTTTCAGCTAGAAATTCAAAAATGAAAAATGATATTGATTTAGCACAAGTATTATCAATGAGATTGCAGATGGCTATGGGAGATGAAAAACTAAGACTAGAAACACAAATAAATAGTTTGCTTGCTCCATACTTATCTAACAATGCTTCCGCAGCCTCAAGTCAAAGCGATATAAGTTCTATGGTTAAAAACGCTACATCTTAATGAAAAAAATAAATTTACCTGATGGCAGATTTGTAGAAGTACCTGATGATATATCTAGAGATCAAGCAATCAACTTACAAAATTTATTAGCTTCTGAATATCCGGATACTTACTCGCCTTATCAAGAAGAAGTAGAGCCTACATTGGGTGGCGATCTTGCAGAAATAGCTAAAGGAATACCTAGAGGATTAGCCTCAACCTTTATATCAGCAGGTGAAGGTATTAATAATTTGTTTGATTCTGGCAACGATAACGAGTTAGGCAATTATCTGACAGGTCTACAAGAAGCATTGAATGAAAGTTCTTTAGGAGCAGCTGATGGATATGAAGATAGATTTAGTTCTAAACTAGGACAGGGATTAGGTTCGTTTGCATCATTTTTAATTCCGGGAACTGCAATAGCAAAGGGTATGGGATTAGCAGGTAAAGCAGCTGCAGCTCAAAGCACTCTTGCTAAAGCAGGAGCAACTAATACACAAATAGCTAAAGCAGTTAGTCGAATATATAGACCACAAACTTTGACTACTCTTGGATTAGCTATGCCAGTTGGTATTGCAGAACAAGGTAGAAACATAAGACAAGCAGAAGCTTTGGGTGAGGATGTATCTGCAGGACAAGAATTATTTTCAGAAATATTAGGTGCTGGTATAGGAGCATCTGAACTAATAGCACCTACAAGATTATTGAGAAGCATAGATAAAGCTACATCAAAACAATTAGGCGTACCTAAAAGATTAATGGATGCTTTGACTACTGGTGGAGTAGAAGGTTTACAAGAGATGTCTGCTGGCATATTACAGGATGTTGTTTCTAGAGGAGTTTATACTGACAAATTACCTATAGGTGATTCAGCTCTAGATGATGCAACAGTAGGTGGTGCAACAGGTTTTATAGCTGACTTGTTAATGCGTGGTTTAGTAGGTAGAAAACCATTTGGTAATGAATATCAACAGGAGCAAGAAGGAGAAGGAAGAAAGATAGAAAAAGATGCTTTAGATAAAAGAAAAAATGCTATTAACTCCGTAGATATAGATGCAACTCCAGTCATAGATGAGACAGTTTTACCAAATCCTTTAGAAGAAACTTTAGATGCACAAGAAGAACAAACAGTAGTAGAACAAACAATAGAAGAACTGCCAATTCTAGAAAACATCATATTAGAAACTCAACAAGTAATTGATCCAACTACTCAAGAGGTTGACACAATATTTAACTTAGTAGGAAATGAGACTGGTCAAATATTTGGTGAGTTCAATTCAAGCGAAGAAGCTTTTGAAGCACAAGCTAAAATAGAAAATCAAATAATAGGAGATTTTACTGGTACATTAGCGGATCAAACTGCAGAGATAAATGGATTTAAAGGTAACGGACAAATAGAATCGCTTGGTCGAAAATTGTACAATCCTTTGTATAATAAAATAGATGCTAGAACAATAGCTATTTTTGATTCAAGAAGTAGCTTGGCAAGACAAGAACAAGTTGATAATCAAAGAGAGATAGACGAAACAAAAGCTACCTTAGAAAGACAAATAGTAAATGATCTTACGGGTGAAGGTACAATTAATCCTGAGACCACAAAAAAATTAGAAGCTCTTGAAAGCAGAGCAAAACAACTCAGCATTGCAGACTATAAACAAAGTGGTCGAAAGCTTGTAAAGCAAAAAAATAACCTTGCTCCTTTAGATCAAACTTTATTACGTGCAGAAAAATTAGGCATAGGTTCTAAAAACTTTTACGAAATTGCAGAAGCTAAAAAACTTTTGTTACCAGAAGATTTTAATACTCTCATGTCAGAAAAAGCTAATCTTATTTATAAAGTAGATGAGCGTAGTGGCATAATTAAAACAGTACAAAGAGATGCAGATAGAATAGATGTAAGTCGTGATGCTTTTTTAGAAACATTAAATAGTAAAAGACTAGAGACTAGTCTTAATAGTCCTGAGTTTCAATACTTAGCAGAAACATTTGTTGGTGAAGCAAACTTTAATAAAATGAATCGTGGACAAAAAGAACTTTTAATTACTAGACTTAAAGGTTTGCCGATGATGTCTAATTTAGCGACAGGTTCTTTTGATAATCTTACTAAGTTGCCTAACATGCGACCCCGCCCTTACACTCCCCAACAAATAAATGATTTTTATAATGCTACAAAAGATCAAGCAATAACAGATAAAACAATTACTGATATAACTAAATTACAAGGATTGAATTTAACTAAAAAAGAAAGAGATCAATTTAAAAAAGATTTAGTTGATAGCGGTAGAGCTATTAAAGTTGGCAATAAAGTTAAAGGTAATCCTAACTACGAACTAGAAGTTGCTAGAAAAATTACACCCTTTCAAGAAACCAATGAAGAGTATCTTGCTCGTTTGAATAAGTCAGGCTTACAACAAGAAGAAATTATAGCTAAGACTGAAGACAAGATTAAAGAAGACAGCAATCCTTTGTTACTACCAGCTCCTATTACAGACAAAAGCTATGACAATTTAATAGATGTTGCAATGCAGCGTTTAAAACAGTATGGACTTACAGATGTAGGCGTTAAGTTTGGAAATGCTTTAAAAAATTCTAGAACTCTAGGTACAGATGCTCAAGGTGAAGCGGTTTTTATTTCTAGAGAAAGTGAAAAGACTGCAGAAGGTGAATACGATCCAGCTACTAATGATATTTTATTTATTATGGAAAGAATATCTAAGGACAGTGAAGGCAATCAATTGTCCCCAGAACAAATTAAAGATAAATTATTAGAAAATATAGATCACGAAACTATACATGCTTTAGTGCAATTAGATGTACTGACTGAGTTGGAATACAACACTTTGTTAGATTTTGCCGTAGAAAAATTAGGCAAAAAGAAAGTTGTAGTTAATGGCGAATCTATGACTGAGCTACAAAGAATAAACAAAATTTATAATTCAGATCAAGCTATGAATCCTGCAATCTTACAAGAAGAATATGTAGCAGAACTATTTAGATTATACCGAGACAACCCAAAAGATTTTAAAGCGAAGCCTAAAACTATTATTGAAAAAATTCTAAACTTTTTTTCTGAAGTAGTACAAAGTATAACTGGTTCAGTATTTCGTAGTCCTTTAAATATTTTAGAAGATATTTCTACTGGAGCTATTGGTAGAAGAACGAGAGATGTTCAAAGAAGTTTAAGAGTTACGCGTAAGATGGCAGGACAAGTGTTATCAGCAGAAGATATTATTAATCAAACTAATACAGATGAAGAGATAGATTCTACAAATAAATTTAATGACGATGTCTTTGGTAATCCTGTATTTATTAAACGTGCATTTAATGCAAAAGATATATTAGATGATTCTGATATCAATAGAGATTTGCTTTCTGTTTTTAGAAGAACTAATGGAAATGTAACTGCAAAAGATTTTCAAGACATATTTAAAAAGTATAGTCCAAGAGGTAAAGTCCCACCTTTTAAAGATTTAAAAGAACTACAAGCAGATGTGCAAGATGCTTTGCGTTTAGGTGTAGATGCTAACTGGTATCAGCGTTGGTCTTTGCAAGCACCTTTGTTGGTTGGTTCGGTAAACATGAATGAATTTAGCTCAGTCTTTGGCATAACTTCTGAACAAGCAAAACCTGAAAAAAACTTTCAAGATACACTTAATACTATGATCATCGCTAGAGAAATTGATCCTGATACAAGTAGAAAAAAATTCATAGCAAAATTAAGTGAGTTAGACGTAGGTAAAAAAAATAAAAATAGATTAGAAAGAATAGCTAACTTATATCGTGATGGCATTTTATCAAAGAAAGGCACAGGTCAAAAAACTACATCCTATGCTTTAGAAATAGCTGAATCTTCTCAAGGTAGATTTACTCCATATACTGTTGTTGATATACACATGTTAAGAAAGTTAGGACTAATTCCTAAAGGTAGCAACCTAAAATCAGCACCAGATGTTTCTTATCAAATAGCTACAGGAATGATGAGCTTGTTAGGTTCAATGAACTACAATCGTAATGGAGAAATAGTACAGATACCTGACAACTCTAAGATACAAGCTTTGCTATGGGGTCATCAAAGATATAATGGTCCAACAAAAATTACCAATGAAGGTAGCTATGATGCAGCTAAAGCCGAAAGTAAATCTCAAGTATCAAAAATACAAGAGATGCAAAAAACTGGTAAGTGGAATATGGAATCTTCTTTCAAAGGTAAGTTTCTTTTCAGTCCAAGATATGTAAATAATAATGGCAAGTTTGATACTGATACAAGGAATAATTTTACTAATCGTATTCTGCAAGTTGGTCCAAGGATTGTTAACGAGTTACTAATAGGTAGAGAAAGAAATTATTTACCAGCTAATGTTTCCTTAACTCAAGCACAAAGAAATGCTTTTTACTTTAAAGCTCTTAATGCTATCTCTACTGGTAATCAAATAACTTTTTTGAGAAAGATGGGTGTACCACATCAAATAACTATAAGTGCAGGTAGTTGGGAAGGTGCATGGAATCCTAACCTAGTATTAAATTTACCGATGACAAGTTTGCCAACACAAAGAGCTATAGCTAAAATTTTAAATGATGCTTTGTTACAAGATGGCACACCAATAATTAAACCTACTAGTGGAGGAATCAAAAAAACAGCTATCTATTTAGAAAAGGCAGATGGTACTAATTTTTCTGAGCTTGATCTTAATAATGTTTTAGAGACTGTGCAAGTTGCTGATCCAACTGGTCAAACTAACTTTACAGTTACACCGCACAAGGGTGTCAATGGTTTATCTTTTATACATCCTAAATCTTTTAAAGGCGACTTAACTCAAGAAGACTTAAATCTATTCATGCAATTTTTTAATGATAATTTTAGTGGACAAGGTTATACTATTAGTAACTATGGACAAGAATCAGAATACATCGATTATAACTCCGGAGATACTAGAGGAGCTATCGAAGAAATACAAAATCAAGACGTTGCCCTCGAACCATCCTCTATACAAAGAACAGTCATCCGTGATCTTTACCTCCCCTTCCAAAGAGAATACGAAAGATTCGCAGAAGAAGTAGGATTTACTCCACTCAAAGACAAAGCTTACGAACAACCTAATAGTGCAATACAACCTTTAAATGGTGCTGTTGATAAGGCAGAGATTGATGCTGTCCTTGAAATAGACAGACAAAATAGAGCCACTAAACCAACAGCCATTCCTAGATTTAATAATAACGCTAGCGGTTTTGCTAAGAAAGTTGCTCTTGATTTTGAAGCAGGAAATTTAGATTACTTAGATATACCTACATTTAAAAGATCAGATGCAACAATGCCTGATCAACATAAAGATTTAGCTGAAGCTACAGGAGCTGTTAACCAAGCTGAAAAAAGTTTCTTTGATTCTATAAAAGAAAATGCTGAGTGGACAGAAAGTGCTAAAGATTTTTTAGCAAGAATGAGAAGTGAGTTTGTTTTTGGATATGCTGTAGTTGAAAGAGAGATTAAAAAAGGTGCAGCAAATTCAGCAGAAATTGCAGAAGAAGAAGCTAGAGCCAGATCAGGTGCAATTCAAGCATTAATAATGTCAGACAAATCTAAGGGTGTCTTTGGCGCTATGTTAAATCATGGCATACCTACATTAGACAAAGGTATTGTTAGCGTAATTAAAAATGAACGACTTGCACTTATAAATATCTTTGGTCCTTTAATGAATGAGATGGCAGAGACTGGAGTAGATTTAGAAAACATATTTAAAATGTATGCAATAGCTACTAGAGGTGTAAGACTAAATGATGTAGGTATAGAAGTACCTATGACACCAGAACAAATTCAAGAAGGTTTAGCTTTAGGTTCTCAATATTCTATTGTTAAAGAAACATTTAATCTTTACCAAGAACAAAACTCTTACATAATTGATCTATTAGTATCTTCAGGTCTGGCATCAAGAGAGCCTAACTACACAGAGATAAGAAAAAGATTATTAGAATTTAATATTGATTCAGCTAAAACAGCTAATAAAGAAGAGTTAATAAGATTAGCTACAGAAAGAAATGAAGTTTTAGAAACAGCAGATAAGATAGAGCTTAGACCTACAGCACAAATATGGAAAGATAATGCAGATTACTACCCTTTCTATCGTCAGATAGCAGACGAATCTATTGTTGGTCCTAATGTAGGTGGTGGTTCTTTAGGCGGTAATCCTTTGAATCATAAATTAAGAGGTAGCACTGCAGCTTTAGATGCCTCGCCTTTGTCTGTGATATTTAAAAATCAACTAGCTATTGTTAATGCAGCTATGAAGAACGATGCTCATAGAAAATTAGTAAGAAACTATGTTAAGTCAGATAGCACTTTAAACTCTGGGCAACAACGTGCTAAAGAAGTAAGTGCAAAAGAAGCACAAGGCTCAGACATTATTCCTATCTATATAGATGGTGCTAAAAGATTTTTTAAAGTTGAAGACCCGCAAATGTTATACGGCTTAACTACTATGGGTATAGCAAATGAAAATGTAATAACTAAGTTTTTAACTTTGCCTGCTACTGTACTTCGAGAGACTGTCACCCGTGACCCCGGATTTGTATTGGTAAATATGTTTCGTGATACCTTGTCAGCATTTGTCACAAGTGGTGCAGACTTCACACCTGTATTAGGAACAGTTAAAGGTTTTTCAGAAGACATGGAAAACTTAGAACGCTTCGGAGTTTTAGGTGGATATGATTATTCAGCCGATGCTTTAAGTGTAGAAAAATATGTGAAGCAACAGTTTAGATTGTCAGGAAAAGATAAAAGTGGAGCGATGAATCCTACTACTATGGCACTAAAGCTATGGGACTTCTTAGGCAAACAAACTTATAAATCAGATGGTGCTACTAGACAAGCAGTATACAAAGCAGTCTATGAAAAAACTGGTGATGAAGTTGAAGCAGCGTTTCAAGCTGCGGAAATAATTAACTTCTCAAGAAGAGGTAACAACCCAATAGCTAAAATTATATTTTCAGCAATACCATTTTTAAATGCAAGGGTGCAAGGTCTTGATGTCTTGTACAGAAGTATGACTGGTAAATATTCTGCTAACAATCCCGGAGCTTCCATCTCCTCAAACAAAGAAATGCAGAACCAAATCATACGGGGTTTCCTTACTAGAGGAGGTCTGTTAACTTTAGCAACAGCATTATATTACGCATTGGCTAGTGACGATGAGCAATACAAAGAAAGAAGAAGAGAAGAACGAGATGATCATTGGATGATCTTCAGAGAGAAAGGACAAGAACCTTTGAAACTACCAGTACCTTTCGAGGTCGGTCTCCTGTTTAAGACTATTCCTGAAAGAATTATGGATACAATAGCCGGTGACTCAACTCTTGGAGACTTAAAAACTACTGTAGGTAGGGGTGTATCTAATACATTATTGGTAAATCCATTAAACTTTCAAACTATCAAGCCTGTAGTAGAAGCTTATGTAAACAATAAGAGTGGCTTTACTGGCAGTCCTATTGTTCCTCAATACATGGAACAAAGTTACAAAGATTCTGAACAGTACCGAGAAAGTACCAATGAGTTAGCCAAAGTATTAGGACAAGCATTTGATACATCACCTATTAAACTAGAGTATGTAATGAATGGTTATGGTGGTACTTTAGGTGGCTATGTTCTATCGCTCATAGATGCTACTCTAAGGCAATTTACTGGTAGAGATTACATTACCCCTAGAATAGATCAACTTCCTGTCATAAAGCGTTTCTTGGCTTCTCCTATAGGTGGTGGTTTACAACAGCAATTCTATGAACTTAGAGCCGAGAGCAATAAAGTAGTGTCTACTATCAACGCACTTAGAGAAAGAAACAAAGAAGATGTCTTGATTGCTTACATGAAAAATAACGATGGCTTAATTAGAACAAGACAACAAGTGCTAGCGTTGGACAGATACATGACCTACTGGAGAGACAGAAGAGACAGAACATTAAGAGATGAATCCATCTCTGCTGATGTCAAGAAAGGATTGTTGCAAGAACTAGAAGCGGAAAGAAATCTTAGGTTGATGTATATTCCAGAGTTAAGAGAACAAGCTTACGCAAGTCAGTAAGAACCTGTGACTGGTAAATATTTTTAAAGCTGCGATTCCCGGAGGATGTAAAATTTACAGACCGCTTGCTTCAAGCTTAGAAATAATTTTCTCTTCCTTCAAAGGCTTAAGAGAAAAAAAGTCTTTATACTCAGGATGTTTCGCATGAAACAATCGAGCATAGAAACAGATGTAATCATTACTTATCTTAAATTCTCCACCTGATGTTTCTACTTCAGCGTTCCACCTGATGCGGTTAATGATTGCCCACTGACTATACTTCTTCCGACCCGACCTTATAGCTTGAAAGGTGTAGTCCTCAAACTTACTCCATACCTCTGGATTGTTTTTGTGCCAGTCCCACCACTTCTCCTTACGTTCCTTTAACTCTTCTTTGAGTTGGTCTTTTAACATACTCATATCATTCCTCCTTTAGTCCTAAGTTTTTTCTGATGTTAGTTAAAATCTTGGCGTTGATATTTCCCGCATCAATTATGTGTGACGCTGATGAAACCTGTGACTGGTAAATATTTTGTCCCAGCAGCGAGAATTTTACGCTCTTCAGTAATTCTGCTTCTGTACCATAAGCATCTTCAAATCTTTTTTTGTATGGATGTCTGCTGATTGGTTCTTTATGACCGCCAAAGCGGTGATGTGAAGGGCAAAGCGGTAGCACATATAGGTGAGCATCCTTGACAGTCTTGCCCTTAGTGTGATGTATTTCTGCGGGTACGTCAGAGAAACCAAGTTTCGCACAGACAATACAACCTAATTGTTGCACCTTGTCCATGTGATCTTTCTCTTTCTTATTAGGAGTTCTCCCCTTCATTCTTATATAGTCCTACAAAATATTCTGCATCGACAACCACCAAAGCCTTGCTTCGGTTTCTTTTTATAACAAGACAAGGCTCGTAACCTTTACAGTTTTCCTGTGCTTGATCGTATGACTTCCAGACGTTGACTGCTTCTTGATTCTTACACTCAACAGATAAAGGAAACTTCTTTCTGGATTCGTTCCCTAGTATTATGTCTTCCCCTTGGCTACCCATTGGTCTGGATTCCAAATCGTTTGGGTCTAAATCTAATATAGTAATCAGAGTTTTGACAAACCACTTCTGTAAATTTCTTCCTTTAGCTTTCGCACTCTGCGGTTTCACCGATCCTCCCAATATTTCATAATTTTCTCCTTACCAGTTAATTTCTACATCAGTATATTCAGCTTCGCCTTGTAGTTGCCCACCTTTAACTTTTATATCTAATTTAAAATTAGCACCTAGTTCTACAGCTTCTTCAACGTAAGAATACCAAGCTGTTGAATCTCCATCTTCAACACTTGGGCAATCTGTTACTCGCATTACTTCTTTTTTTGATATGTCTATTGTGCCTTTTATGTTTTCCATTAAAACTCTTGTTCTTTTTGCTTCTATTTCAAATTTCACCGATCCTCCTATAAAATATTTAACCAGTCATGGTTTTCTCAAGCACCATATCGTGCTTGTTCTTTTCTTTGAGAAACTTCTCTAGTTCTCCAAACTTCATAACCTATTTCTAAACTTCTTAGCTGTACTCTAATAGCTTCAAGCGTACCCTTTGCAACTCCAACCTTCAGTCTAGCCTTGTGCAATTCTTCTGAAGCTTCAGCAAAAGTTTCTTGTCCGCTATTGGTTTTAATTCCTTTGTCCATAGCTTGTAACTTTAAAGTAGCTAACAGCTTCTTAACGTCAGCATCCTTCTCATGCACTTGATACATGGCTTGCTCAATCAAAGGCACTAAGTTCCTGATCTCATGTTGCCAATTCTCCTGTATCTCGTCACTCATTTATTGTGCCTTCCTGAATGTTCCATCCTCTTCGATGAGAATTCCTTTCTCGTGCCACTCTATAATTGTTTCTAACTCTTCGTGATAAAAAAATAGTTCTGAGTTATGTTGCACATCAGTATGATTAAGAATCCTAAACAACTCCTTGGCATCTGTCTCTGGAATTTTGGTGACTGATTCAATGCTTACGTTCCTACAATCAGACCAGTAACCTTCNTAGTCATCTTCCGAAACCTTACCACCCACTGTGAATTGCCAATTCAAATAAGCTTTTTCCCAAACATATTCTTCTCCACCCTCATTAGTTTTTAAAACATCTGCTTCTTCCATGTAGGTAGCCAAGACCGAATGATCTCTATGTTCGTAATTGCCATCTCGGCACAGGTCTTTGACCAAATAATAATTAAGACTCTTCACTTTCTAACTCCTCTCCCATCATCGCAAATCTACCTTCGATGATGTTGTCGATCTCAGTTCTTAGGCTTTCTATCTCCCATGTTATTGCTCGGTTCATATCTCTTATATTAAATTTAGTTATGTTTAGGTCTTTGTATTTAGCTGTGTCATCTGCTAATCCAGTAGCCAAATCTCCCATACCAAACCTATCAAAAGAAGCTGAGACTTTGTCCACTCTAGCTTTTATCTCATCAAGTATTTCATCGTATCCATCATAACTTTTTACTGTCATTTGTTTCTCCTTAGTTTTTTTATATCGTAACCAAACTTTGGTTCAGTTAAACCTTTCTCTCCGTACATTTCTGCAAACTCTCGTTTGGCTATGATTGAAGTCATAGGTTTTTCTTTGTTGTTAATTCTTTCTTTGGTGTTCATACCAAACCAACTGTTGAAGTTAGCTTGGTATGACAAGTTGTTGTTGTATTCAAATTCCATAAATATATTACTGGTTATATTTTCTAGAACGGCAGGTCGTCATCTGAAATTTCTTTCTTTTCAGGTTCAGGCTTTGGCTCAACTTTAGTTTCTTGTTTCATAGGCAAGTCCAAACGAGCATACTTATACTCATTCCCATTCTTACTAGTCCTATCCCATAGAGCGACACGTATGTCCGCTTCCTCACCATCCTTAACTCTAGTCACCAAGTCTTTTAACAAGTCCCTATCTAAAGTTATCTTTCCAGTCCAGTCAGGTTGTTGTGCTGACTTCTTGTAGTTATTAGTGTAGATCGCTCCATCACTTTGTTTTCTATCTTCATCCATTTATTTTTCCTCCAGTTCTTTTGATCTGCTTTTAAAGATCGCATCTAATTCATCCCTTTTATCAGGATACCTTTCGCCAAGTATGGCTATTCTTTCCATGTTGATCTTGTAAAACTCTCTCAATTGAGAGATCGTTTCTAATTGTCTTATCAAAGCTGATTGCCCTTCGACAAAAAGTTCTCCCCACTTCTCAGAATACTTATCCTCACTTGATACTTCAGTGTCAGGAATATCAGCAACAACATCTGGTGTTATATCAACTACCTCTGCTTTCTTTTTTACTGGCTCTTTCTTAACTGAAGCTTTGTCCTTTTTCTCATCAGGTAAATCATCTGAGATACCCATGTATAACTTAATGCCTAGTCCAAACATAGCTATTGCTTTTACGAAGCACCTCATACGTGCATCATTTGTTTGTCTAGTATCAGGATTAATAACTGCCTTCATCTTGTAATCCATGACTGGCAAAATAGCCATCCTTGAACACTCGCCTATGCTTATCGTACATCCCACTTCATAGGTATCATCCTCATTCTTTACTAGATTAGAGAAGCTATATGTAGCTTGAGGGTACGTTGATTGAAGCAAGTACCATGCTCTGCTCCAACTAAGATAAGAGAGATTCATTTTCTCTTCGACATATTCAGAGACATCTACCTCACTAAGGGTACTCCATATCTCTGCGTAGTCTGGTTCTTTTTTATTGGTCATTTCCAATCTCCTTTTTGTATTGATCACAGAAAGCTGAGACATCACAATAGTCCTTGCACTTACGACTCTCGCCTTTTGCAAACTCTATTGTCAAACCTTTGTTGTCTGTGGTCTTGTTAATATAATCCTCTGCTTCTTTCTCTGTCGCTAATACCCTTAAGGCTCTAACCCTTTTAGGTTTAATGACTCGGTAAGAATCAGGTTGCTTCCATCGTTCCTCATCTGTACACAAAGGAAGATCACTTGATATTAAGTAATCCCCCTCTGCTTCTTGGTGGAGGTTAACTCTTTCATAGATGAAATCTTTTTGCTCTTGCTCTGTCCACATCTTGATAGGTATGACAGAGATATTTGAATCAGGATAATCTGCACCTGAGTTTTGCTTTTGTCTAAGAGACCAGTCTCTATTGACTGTAATAATCTCTAGCTTTTTTAATTCTTCTTTTCTGTTTTGTTTGAATAGCCAAGCGTAAATATTTAATTGTTGCTCCCATTCTATTTTGCCTTCTGACTTAGCTCTCATTACTGTCCATGCTGAAGTTACTTTTAAATCTCTCAAGGTCTTATCTCTAATAGACATCGAATCAAACTGACCACTGATTGTCCATCCGTTTACTTGAGCGTACATTCTTTCTTCACCTATGATATCTTCTTGACCTTCGTTAGCTTTCTCCATTACATAGTGAGTAGCTGTGCCTAGAAGTTTCCATATCTGATCAGACACATCAACAACAATCTTGTCATCAAACTCATTAGCTAAGACTCTCTGTCTGGGTGACTGAATTAATCCTGTCGTGCTGATTGTAGACTTACCTTTGGAATAAGAATCGGATTGAACAGATCGAACAATCTCTTGCGGTAGATTTTTTGTATTAGTTAACTTAGCCATTTCCAGTTTAGTTTTGTTTCACATGAAACATTTAGTTAAAAGTAGTTACTCAGTTCTCCAAATGCCAACACCTTCATCCATCTTCACAACTTTAAACTGTGTGTCCAGTCTTCTAGCTTTGAATCTAGTGATAGAGTTTCTTATTATCTTAATCTCTTTGTCGATTTTTTTCTTAGGCAAATCAATCTGTATAAAATCCCCAACGACCATAGCATCTAAAGGTAAATCATACTTAATAGGTTTACCTCTAAGCGGTTTAGGTATTGGTATGTTCTTTTGAATTGTGTAATCCATGCCAAGAGTGTACCACAGAAATTATAAAGAGGGATATAAATATGTAAAAAAAGTGTAAATAATGTGTGTTGCTCATGTACGTTTATTTTGTTAAGCTGATTGACCATGAAGATTACTAAGGTTATTTACATTAAAGTTATTGAACAAGCAGTGAGAGACCTAGCATCTAAATCCCCAAAGAAACAAGATAGAGCAAAGACTTATTTTAAGTCGGAAGATTTTAAAAAATTATCTATTAAGTTGGGTGTAGATTTTGATTCAGTTGAGGAAGCGGTAAATCTTCTAATGGACTATCCATTAATTACCAGAAAGAAAATGGCTAATGAGATTAATAAACTTATTAGAGAACAGTTTCAGTAGGTACTAGGTGGTATATAGGAAGTAGTTATTAGTAAGTATATATATTAGTAAGTACATAGTAAGTATAAACGACATGGAGAAATATGCAAAGCAAAGAAATAAAATATCACATTGACAACCACCCGAAGACTTCTTCTTTGGCACAAGGTCAATACAAAATCAAGTGTCCTGAGTGTAGCAATCTCAGACGTAAAAATAAAAACGATACACCTTTGAGCGTGAAGATAGACGGGGAGAAAATTATCTATCACTGCTTTCATTGTGAACTCAAAGGAATAATTTCAAGAAATACAGGAGAGCCGAACATGAAGATAGTTTCAAACCAAGAACAAAAAAAGAAACCGATTAAAGTATCTGATGAAGAATCAGAAGGTGCAATCAAATGGCTAGCCAATAGAGGTATCTCTAAAGAAGTAGCCAATGATCTTGGCGTGATCACTCGTAACAAAACAAAACATTTACCAGTCATAGGTTTTACTTTCCCTTCAGAGTCTGAAGTGGGGGGAGATTATGAAGCAGTCAAATGGAGAACTGCAAATGGAGATAAGGATTTCTGGTGGGATGGAAAATCTAGCAAGTTATGGGGGAACTATGTTGAGAAAGAAAGTCGAGAGACTATAGAAGATACAGTCGTTATAACGGAGGGAGAAATGGATGCCCTCGCTATAGCAGAAAGCTTCAAGGATTATAACATCAGAGTTTATAGCGTACCGAATGGCAGTCCGAATAAGATTTCAGAAGGAAAGGTTGACCCGTCAGAAGACGGAAGATTCAAATACGTTTGGAATGATAGGAAAAAATTAGACGGATTCAGCAAGATAATTCTAGCTAGTGATTGTGATGAAGCGGGAGATTGTTTAGTGCATGAACTCAGCAGAAGACTGGGTAAAGAAAAATGCTATCGTGTAGATTACAAAGGTTACAAAGATGCCAATGAGTTATTGTTAAACACCAATGACATTGAAGTAAGAAAGCAGATACTAAATGCAGAGCCGATTCCTCTTCACGGATTAAATAGTATCGAACATTACAATGATGAATGGCAATCTCTCTATGAACAGGGTGAGCCTAGTGGAATATCTACTGGCATAAAAGCTTTAGATAAGATTGTGACCTTGGCTACTGGTCAACTGTATGTTCTGACAGGTTATGCAGGACATGGCAAGTCAGCTTTCTTAGATCAAATTGTAGTCAATGCAGGAAAAATGTATGGTTGGAAGACTTGCTTCGCCTCATTTGAGAAGCCCCCTACCCTCCATGCTATACAGCTTGCACAAATATTGACTGGTAAGAGTTTCTATAAACCACAACATGTAGGGGCTGTCAGAATGAGTCAAGAGGAAAAAGATGTAGCCCAAGCATGGATAAACGAACACATTTTATTTCAGGATTATATGGATGGTGGGTTGCCTACCATTACTGCGGTCTTAGAAAAAGCAAAGCACTCTATCCAAAGAAATGGTACAAGAATTGTTTGCATTGACCCTTTCAATTTCATTCACTCGGAGAAAACCTTTGCCCTTGAAACTGATATGGTTAGTGAAATGCTCACCCTCTGTCAACAGTTTGCAAAAGCACACGATATTCTTTTGATCTTCGTTGCTCATCCAAGTAAGCCAATGGATAAGTCAGGCAAGACTGTGCCTACTTTACTTGATGTTGCTAAGTCAATGGCTTGGAGTACGAAACCTGATGTAGGTTTGACTGTGCATAGGGCAGATGACGGGGTAGAGATACATTGTACAAAGGCTAGGTGGTATTGGAACTCACAACTTGGTCGTGTTATGCTGAATTATAATCCGAGTAATGGTAGGTATGAGGAACAAACAAGATCAGCAGACAATTTCAATTGGGATTTCTGATGAGCTAACAATCGTAAATGATGTTGGTAATCCCTATCTTCATAAGCGACAAGATGTTCACGTAGGAAATGTAGACGGAACGAAGGTTGGAAGAGCTATTGTCTTTGATCAACACATCATAGATATTCTTTACACCCAAGAAAAAATAAATGAAAAGCAACACAACGTCTGTGATAAATACTTATTTATAATTTCACAAAGCGGAGCTTTTGCAACAGCTCCAAGCTCAATGGAAAGAATATTGACCAGTCACAGTTTTCTCCAGACGGAACTAAAGCCTGTATCTTGTCTCAAGCACAAAGAGTTATTGTTAAAGAATGTGGTAATGAAACAGAGAAAGTTTTTTGGAAAGTTATGACTGCCAATCCTAGAAAGATTAACGAGTCACAACTTGATTCGGTTATAGCTTGTGCTAACGTCTTGTTAGAATGTTGGTACGTTAATCAACAGAGTCCGATCTCCTTATTTCAGAAAGCTTTTGTAAACCACTCTCAGTAGAGACTGATTCTGAATAATCATCTTCATCTTCTTGCACGTACAAGTCCGCATTGTCTGGTGTAATACCTAGATACTTCTCGTTAGTTTCAAAGGGGTTATCCTCCTCATCTATAACGATATCCATTTCTTCTGCCACCATATTAATGATGTGTATTAACTCACGATTCAAGGAGCGATTGTCTTTCTTTGCCATAGCATGTGCTAGCTTATAAGTTTTTTCATCGCATCTTATATACAGATTTTTCTGTGTCATATTCTTCTCCAGTTTAATTTATTAAATGTATTTTAGGTTTCAAAGAATCTAAGTCTGCTTGACTTATTTCTTCAGCATCGCTTACTTGTGTGATTGCAACTGAATTTTTACCTATAGCATAAAAATTATTCTCCATAAGGGAGTCATGTGCTTTCACAAACCAATCATTATTATGTTTAAGTAAGGGGTCTTCAGCTACTATCCAAAGGGCATATAAGAAAGCTTGATCTTCTTCTGCAAAAGTCCAAACCTTATGCACCCAACTACCAACACTTTTCTGTGAAGACCTGACCTTAGGCTCTGGTATATCTAATTCAAACGTGTGTTGGATAACAGCAAACATGTACAGATTATAGCATTTAGATAGTGTTATGTAAGCATAATAGTTAAAGGTCTATCAATAAAAAAGGGAAGGGATAGAAAATCGTAACTATCCCTTCCCAAACTTTTAACTAAAACTTTCAGACATGGAGGTCTTAAAGTCTTGAATAGATTATATCTTATCCACAAGTTATCCACAACTTAAACTTACTATCTCCTGCCACCTGCATAGAAACTATGACCAGTAAATATTTCTAATAATGCGGTTCCGCATTTAAAAAAACTTGACATTTTTAAACCAAAAAAAAAGGCAGTACCTACCGAAGTAGATACTGCCTTTAATTTATTTTCCTCCTTATATTTCTTCGTAATGTTCATCGTAAAAAGAACACTCGTCAACATCATAGTTAACTCTTTTTATGCCTTCTTCTGTAGGTCTACCTCCTGAATCTATACCGAACATAACTTTGTCTCTTGCTTCTTCTATTGAATCAGCTTCGACCTCGTACTCGTGATAGATTCTTTCTTGTAAAATGATTTTGATTGTCTTCATCTTCTGCCACCTCTATCTGTTAGAGCAAGGACACCTAACAAGAATCCAGAAACAAAACTCATCGCCATTGGAAATATGTAAATGATTCTCGGCACTTGATGAAGGTGTACCATACCCTCGGCATAGATAATGCCAAGGAATAGTAATAGTACAAAGGACATTGAAACTAATATTGTAATTAATTTATTCATGCTTCCTCCTCTTGTAGTACATCAGGGTTTTCAATACATTCCCAATCCCCACCACTAGAATCAACTACATCTGTGACTCCACCGCCTGATAAAAATATATCAACCGCTTCGTCATAAGACTTAGCTTCAACTTGAGTCTCCTCATAAACAATAACTGTGTAACTGAACACATATAACTTCTTCATGCTTCCTCCTCTCCGTCTTCTATGTTTATTATCTTGCTTCTTAGATGTGCATGTTCGCAAGTCCCATAACTTGTATGTTCAGCAACATCATCCATTATTAAATGAACAGTTTTATCTTCTAAAACAAAATGATTGTAACTGGTTAAAAAATAACCTGATCCTTCATCAAATACTTTGATCTCAATAGTTATATTGTAATCATCAGATATATTTATTACTTCATCATCAGATATATTTTCATCATCAAATATATTTATTCCTTTAATCATGCAACTATCCTCCCTTCTTCTCTAGCTAAGTCAGAATATTCTTCGATAGACATTTCTGGCTCAAAGCTTGAGTCTCTTTCAATCGACATACCGAAAGGTAAAGTCAATGACTTCAACTCATTAAGACTGACATACCCCAACTCAGGATACCCCATACCAAGATCACAGAGACCGAACATAAGATCACCTTGAATCATAGTGATCAACCAAGTACCCGACCCAGTCGGATTGAATAATTTTAGATAAGGTTTATCCGTACCTTCGCCTTTATTTTTAGATAGTTTTTTCTCTATCTGTTGTGTAATTAATTTCATAGTTACCTCCACGAAAATTAAAGTTTTAGTTAACCGATTTCGATTCTTTTGAATCACCCCCGAAAGGGTACGCTCTCGCGTTCATCAGGCAAAACACACATTTTGCTATCGGTTTGCACGAATTCGACCTCCATACATCGCTTATAAGAGCAAAACTAAGAGCAAGTGATACTCAGATACCTCCGAATATCACTCGATCTTAGAGTCGCTTTGGTTTACTTGTTCATGTAAACAACCTTTCCAAAGGGAAGGGATTCAGAGTACGAAGACTCTTCAGAACATATCCACAAGACTGGAACGTCAGGCTCAACCTCTGGGTTAACCTCTCCCCACCCGTCAGTGAAAACAATGATTGCATCGTAGTCATCTTTGTCCTCTAACTTCTGGTGAAAGGCATTGAAGGGGGGAGTAAACTCAGTCCCACCATTACCCGCACTGGGGAACTCATCCTTGTCAGGAAGATCATCACCCTGAGTAGTATCCCAAGTCTCCCAGTATTCGCCATTAGCATTACGTAACGCTATGCTAGCGAATCGATTGACTGAAAGCATTTCTACTTCGTACTGCTCGAACAAGTCCATGGCATTAGTGACATAGTCATCTCTCTCATGGGCAGTAGACCCAGACACGTCAATCATCATCGCTACCTTTTTGATAGAAGGCTCGTTCTTCTTAGAAGGAAGATTGATACCTCGATGTTGATGTCTTCGATTGAGTCGAGACCATGAGTTAGAGTCAGATTTAGTCGATGAAAGAAAGTCCGCCATTTCATCCTCCCAACTCACAGAGACCTGAGTTATCTCAGCAGTCCTGCCACCAAGATAATCTGTACCCTCGCCACTGCCAATAGCTTTCTCTAGTTTTTGAGCAACCATTATTTGAGCATCCAGAACAGTCATCTGTTCCTTAACCTCATCCTCAGACAAAGGTTTCCCCTCATCAGTAGTAGCGGGCATAATTGCACCCGCATTCACTGGAAGATCATCTAGATTAACTTTGCCACTCTGACTCTTGCCACCAGTAGCATCTTGTGGGTTTGGTCTAACGTCACCAGACTCAGAAGAAGACCCTTGACCAGTAATATTTTCTTTATCACCGCTGTTTTCATCTTCTCCTTCGCCTTCGCCTTCACCCTCGCCCTCGCCCTCGCCTTCGCCCTGACCAGACTCACTGTCGGAATTGTCACCAGACTCACCGCTAGATTTATCGATCATATCCTGAAGGGATTCATCATCATCCATTAGATTAGCGTATATTTTTTCAGCAACTATCCGTACCAAATTTGTCATCCCATATCCCGCCTTCGGGTAGAGGTAAACGCAGAACATAATGTATGTAATTGTTAATCGCATAGTCAGTTGCAATATTCCAAAGCTTTGCATTTCGTCTGCCCATTCTGAAATGATGACCCCAAACACAATGCAAGACTTCGTGAATAATTACCGCCTTGATCTTATCCATTGGAAGAGACAAGACAAAGCCACTATTAAATATAATGACCTTGCCGTCTGTTGCCATGGTGTCGAAAGAATTATCTTCGATCAACTCCAACTGTAAAAGCATCCCCGCAATACCAACCGAAGATTCGATTAGCTGAGACTTTGCCTTAGACATAACATCCTTCGCAGAATATTTTGGATTATGAAACAACGTCTGACCCTGTAAGTTACCTTTGTATGTACTCACTTGTCACCTCCATTTCCGAAGACATTGGAAAGTAAATTCTTGTTGAGCGAACTCTTTGAAGACTCCGCTTCTTCTAGAACTTTCTTTCTTTTGCTTTCACCTAACTCAGTCTTATCTCTAAGAGAATCAACTGAATTAATGCCCGCTAAAAGGGCATCAATATCTTGAATAGACTCAGCCAATTCTTCCGATTGGTAAACGTCATCATTCAAAACTCTAGCCCTGTCATTATCTTCTCTAAGTTTATCGAACATAGCATCCTTGAAAAATTTCCCGCCCTTATCTTTTGGCTTGTAGTTTTTCATGGCATCTATAACCCTAGTCAAAGACTCCTCAAGATTTGCCTTTGCATCATCTAAAAGAACTTTCTCGTTGTGACGATACTGCCCCTCTAATTGTTTCTTGATTAGCTCTTTTTGCTTTGCACTTGCAGTGACACGAATATCACCGCTGTTATTAGGGAGCGGTCTTATGTTGACCTCAAAAACAAATTTGTTTCTGATCTCCCAAGGCTCAAGATAGTCAGACTCTTTGTAAGCTTTGCCGAGTAAACTTTTTGATTCCTCGACAATAGTTTCATACTGACCCATAAACCATTCGACTTCTCTGTCCCATTGAACTTGAAAATCGTTGATTGACTGCTGAACAGTCTCAAAGTGTTTATTGGGTAGCAAGTAATAAACTGACTTACTGTTGTGTCCGTCACTCCAAGGATATACGTAAGGTCTTACGTGAGCATTAAAGAACGTGTTGTACATGCTCCTCATATGCTTGTTGATATCAAAAGAATAAATCTTTTTGTCTACCTTGATATGCTCCCTGTACGAATCGTATTGATTAGCAACATCAGAACTGATCATGCGATCAACCTTGATACCGCTAGGCATAGATTTGTGTACGTGAATTAAAGTCGCAATTTCTTGCAACACCGATTGTTTGTTATCCATAGTTACCTCCATAGATAGTTAAAAGTTAAAAACTGATTTCATACTTTTGTAATCATTCAGACCGAGTACACACTCGATTATCAGTTTTAGGTGAAGGGCAAAGAATATATTTCCAGTCATATATTCTCCGCCCAACTCCATTAATTGTTAGATCAGCAAGTCTTGGTGATCAACAATAAAGTCGGAATAAGTCGAAGTCTCTTTCAACTCTGGATTCATTCCAACCATTGTGCGAATAAAAAATATTGCAAACTCATCAGTCTGAAACGTCTTGATAAATTCAAGAGCGTTACCAAAATGTATAGCAACATCTTTATCGCTTGACTCTTTCAGGGCAGAAGTCAGGGCAACCGCTGTCGCGTATTGCAGACCAACACCTTCGGGAGTATCTACTTTCTTTCCGTCTAAAACCTTTTGCAGATTAGGAACATCCTGCATCAAGGTAATAAATGCCATGAACTCAGCGGTGAACTCACGACCCACAAAACCATAGATCAGATTCTGCATAATATCCTTATCAGGATTCTGTGCTAAAACCTTGCTCAGATTTGTGACTGTTCGAGGAGTCGCGGAAGGCTCAACAATTTTGGGGTCAAAATTATTTAGCAACTGGGGCTGATACTGAATGAAAGCTGTAAGTCTTTCATCAACACCATTTTCACTAGCCCACTTCAACCAGTCCTGAGTATTAGACTCAAACTCGATGACACCAACTCGACCCATACCATGAGCAACAATTTTATTTGCTGACGATCTGTCGCTGTGTCGGTTACCCGCTAGCACTACACTCCAACCTTCGGGAAAGACGTATTCACCCAGTCTTCGCTCCTTGATCAACTGAGAAGCGATTGCTTGAAGGTCTTGACCCGCCTGTGCAAACTCATCTAAGAACAGCAGACCCTTGCCTGAAGTCGGTAGATTTCCGAGCATCGCTCTCTTCTGAACTCCGTCCAGAATATAAGGCAGACCACCAAAGTCTACTGTCTCAAAGTGACTCAGTCTAAAATCAACCAGACCGAACTCCTTTGAATTCGGAGTCGAGTTATCCCAACTGACTGAAAGACCTTCCTCTTCAGCAAGGCTTTCCGCAAATTGATAAATCGTCTCAGATTTACCAACACCCACTGACCCCAACACCAAAGGTGTTTGATCAGCATTTTTCATAACGTGCATCATCTTGAGCGTTTGACTCGGTGATGACCCATTTATATTTTTTTCATTCATTGTTTTACCTCCACAATAAAATAAAAGTTTTAGTTAACTGTTTCGGAACTTTTGTTCCCGAAGCATAAATGAATGCTTCGCCCTTTCGGGTCATCAGAGCAAGTACACACTCGCTGACAGTTTTTGCGGGGGGTAGCTCATAACCACCCCCGACAAATTTATAAACTATCACCCTCCTCTAAGTGATATTTTGTGATTGCTTCTCTACGATCTTTTAACGCATTGAGAAAATATTCAGTTTCCCAGATTTCATCAACCCAAGCTTTTGCTTCTCTCTTTGTTTTGAAAGTCCCGACAAAGTCAAAGTCATCCAAAGACTGACTTCCCGCAATCCACCCATAACTATTATGAGTGAAAATATTAAAGTCTCTATAGATGTATTCTCCTGCACGCATTTTTCTTGCTGTATATTTTTTCATTTTTTCTCCTACCTTTCGGTATTGTTAAAAGTTACTGTTTCGATTCTTTTGAATCATCATCAGAGCAAGCACACACTTGCTGACAGTACGCATCCCACTATTGTGAGACTGTCCCCCTCTATTCTTTAATATTTGAGAAGCAGAACTTTATTCTTGTTCTGGGAACTTGGTGTATCGTTTTCCACACTCTCTTGCTTCCTGACAACTGTCACTTGCTACAAGGTCTTCGCGGTACGCCTAGGCTACTGTCACTCACTAGGATTGGTCAGAGTTTGTTTGTCCTGTTCTATAAAACCTCCACGTTAAAATATAACTGGTCAAAAAATAAGCACATCAAGAAGACCGACAAGGTGTCGGGTTTAAGTGATATGTGCTGTTTCGTGTCCATGTAGAAATTATACCTAAACGCTATCTGATTGCTAGCTATTTACAGTCATTACATTAAGAAATCATAACCAGTAAAATATTCATATGACAGACAAGAAAAAACCAGAACTAAAAATAGTTAAAGACCGACCCGAAATTTTGACCGCCAAACAGAGAGCTTTTGTAGACGAGATAGTAAAGGGCAAGTTAGATACACAGATAGATTGCTATATGAAGATATACAACGTGGCTAGAACTAAGACAGGAGCAATACCAAAACACGCCCACGTAGATTGTTCCAAGCTGATCAGCAACCCTAAAGTTAACCTAGCAATTAGGAGGGGTTTACAGCGTAAAGAGACGGGTGCAGTAGCTTCAGGCATACGAACAAAGAACTACGTTCTGGAGAGACTTATGGCAGAGTCTCGCGATGCTGAGTCAGATGCAAGTAGGATTAGGAGTCTTGAATTGCTTGGCAAAACAATAGGATTGTTTACTGACGTTATTGAAGAGAGAAAAGAAAGGGATAGCGAATTGATAGCTGAAGAAATTGAAGACAAGATCATAAAATTATTAGAGGAGTCTCAGTCGGACTGATCAAATATTAACCAGTACAAAAAGTAACCAGTACAATTATTGACCAGTACAAAATTTAACCAGTACAATTTTTAACCAATCGTCTTTTCCAAGATCATAGAAATATCAAACCCGTCCCCTAAATAAAACCATATCTATTTTTTAGAGCGACCCCCAACCCCCTTGAAAATCTAGGTAACTTGCCTGTCATACATACATAGTGATCTACACATTTGATGTTGTGTTTTCATACCCCACCCCCTTTGTTCTTTTATTGCTAGCTTTCTGCAATCGATATATATATTTTTTCATATATAAAGGGGTAGGAATCCTAGACCCCCACATATTATTATAAATTTTTATGTTGACATTTTATGTGAAGGGGTACTATTATGGTAGAATATTGTAATAGATATACCTACTATATAGTTAATACCAGATAAGTATGTACCAGTTGGTTTATACAAGGTGTTGATTTTAAAGGAGTATTTAGTTATCAGTAAGTACATACTATGAATCCTTCAATACTTAATCAAATAAAGAACCTAGGTCCTACGGAGCAGGCTGAAATGCTTGATCTCTTAGAGGAATGGGAATCAGCTAAGAAGCGTGAAGGTGCACAGAATAACTTCTTAGAGTTTGTGGGTGAGATGTGGACAGCCTTTATTCATGGTAAACATCACGAGATAATGGCTGAAGCTTTTGAGAAGGTCGTTAAAGGCGATCTGAAGCGTTTAATTATTAACATGCCACCAAGACATACCAAGAGTGAGTTTGCTTCTTATTTGCTCCCTGCGTGGTTCTTAGGACTAAACCCTGAGAAGAAGATCATTCAGACTGCACACACTGCGGAACTTGCTGTCGGCTTTGGTCGTAAGGTTAGAAACTTAGTAAACAATAACGACTACAAAGATGTATTTCCAAACGTCAGCTTGCAAGCAGACAGTAAAGCAGCAGGTCGTTGGAATACTAATAAGGGCGGTGAATACTTTGCGATAGGTGTTGGCGGTGCGGTAACTGGTAAAGGTGCTGATCTCCTCATCATTGATGATCCTCATTCTGAGCAAGAAGGTGCTTCAGCCGATGTGAATGTATTCAATAAGACTTATGAGTGGTATACATCTGGACCAAGACAACGTTTACAACCGAATGGTTCTATCGTTGTGGTAATGACTAGATGGCATCAACGAGATTTAACTGGACAAGTAGTTGATGCAAGCATAAAGCGAGGAGGTGCAGATCAGTGGGAGGTTATTGAACTACCTGCCATCATGCCTTCAGGAAAAGCTTTATGGTCTGAGTTCTGGAAGCTAGAAGAATTAGAAGCGTTACGTGCNGAACTGCCTAATAGTAAATGGCAAGCACAGTATCAGCAAGACCCCACCTCAGAAGAAGGTGCGTTGGTTAAAAGAGAATGGTGGCAGACTTGGGATCAAAGAGACCCACCAGATTGCGAGTTTGTCATCCAGTCTTGGGATACCGCCTTTATGAAGAATCAACGAGCAGACTATTCTGCATGTACAACATGGGGAGTATTCTATAAAGAAAATGATGATGGTATGCTTGCACCAAATATAATATTACTAGATGCTTATAAATCTAGATTAGAATTTCCTGATCTGAAAGTTAAAGCAGCAGAGAAACACTCTGAATATAAACCAGATGCTTTAATTGTAGAAGCAAAAGCAGCAGGTATGCCTTTGATCTTTGAACTAAGAGCAGCTGGAATACCTGTACAAGAATATACACCGAGCAGAGGTAATGATAAGATATCAAGAGTTAATGCTGTCTCAGACTTATTTGCTTCTGGAGTAGTCTGGTGTCCTGAAACAAGATGGGCAGAAGAAGTAGTAGAAGAGTTTGCTGGCTTTCCTAATGTCGAACACGATGACTTAGTGGATAGCAGTACGCAAGCCTTATTAAGATTTAGACAAGGCGGATTCATACCTTTACCTAGCGATGAAGAAGATGAGCCTTTAGAACATAACAAAGTCGCTGATTATTATTGAGGTAAGTTTTGGCTATAGAAAACAATACTATGCAACCGGCAACACCGATAGAGGGTACGATAGAACAAGATGCTTCAGAAGAAGTAACTGTAGCTATTGAGAATCCTGATTCAGTATCGATAGAAACTGACGATGGTGGCATGATCATAGACTTTGATCCTGATAGTGCTGAGATTGGTACAGAAGATTTTAATTCAAACTTAGCAGATTTTATTTCTGATTCCGACCTTAATGAAATGGGTCAAGACTTAATAGCACAGTTTGAAGCAGACAAAGAATCTCGAAGTGAGTGGGAAGAGTCTTATGTCAAAGGCTTAGATCAACTAGGTTTAAAAATAGAAGAAAGAACATCTCCTTGGGCAGGAGCATGTGGAGTCTTTCACCCCATGCTAAGTGAAGCTGTTGTACGTTTCCAATCGCAATCAATAGCTGAAATGTTTCCTGCTCAAGGACCAGTGCGAACAAAGCTTGTAGGCAAACAAACTGTAGAAAAAACAAAGCAAGCACAAAGAGTTCAAGATTATTTAAACTATTTATTAACACATCAAATGTCTGAGTACAGAACTGAGACAGAGAAGATGTTATTCTCTTTGCCATTAGCAGGTTCTGCTTTTCGTAAAGTTTACTTTGATCCTAATTTAGATAGACCATGTTCATTGTTTGTACCAGCAGAAGATGTAGTCGTTAACTATGGTGCAAGTGATTTAGAAACTTGTGATCGAGCTACGCATGTAATGCGTAAATCATCAAACGATGTTCGTAAAATGCAAGTAGCTAAGTTCTATCGTGACATTGATATTCCTGAGTCAGGAGATAATCAATCCGATATTCGCAAGAAGTACGATGAAATGACAGGCGAATCAAATACTTACAACTATGATGACAGGCATACTATTTTAGAAATGCAAGTCAATCTAGATTTAGATGGCTATGAAGATATGATTGACGGCAACAAAAGCGGAATAGCTTTGCCTTATGTTGTATCAATAGATTATCCAAGTGGAGTCATCTTAAGTATACGTAGAAATTATTATGAAGATGATCCTAAGAAATTAAGACGTATGCACTTTGTGCATTATCAATACTTGCCCGGATTAGGATTCTATGGCTTTGGTTTGATACACATGGTTGGTGGTTTAGCTAAATCAGCAACATCAATTTTAAGACAGTTAGTTGATGCAGGTACATTGTCTAATTTACCCGGAGGTCTAAAGTCTAGAGGACTAAGGATTAAAGGTGATGATACTCCTATCATGCCCGGAGAATTTAGAGACGTAGATGTTCCTAGCGGAGCTATAAGAGATAATATAAGTTTCTTACCATATAAAGAACCATCAGGAACTTTGTATCAATTACTACAAAACATCGTAGAAGAAGGAAGGCGCTTTGCTAGCATGAATGATATGAAGGTATCTGACATGAACAACCAAGCACCTGTAGGAACAACGCTAGCTTTATTAGAAAGAAACATGAAAGTAATGTCTGCAGTGCAAGCAAGGCTGCATGCTTCAATGAGAAAAGAATTTGATATATTGGTTGGCATTGTAAAAGACTTTACTGATCCAGCTTATCCATATGAAATGGATGAAGAAGAATTTATAAAAGCAGAAGACTTTGACGATAGAGTAGATGTACTACCAGTGTCTGATCCTAATGCTTCAACTATGGCACAAAGGATAATGCAATACCAAGCTGCTATGCAGTTAGCAGCAACATCTCCAGAAATATATAACATGCCAGAGTTGCATAGACAAATGTTAGAAACTCTAGGCATTAGAAATGTAGAAGACATTATTCCAAACACTGATGACATCAAGCCAGTTGATCCAGTTACTGCAGTACAGAATCTTATCAATGGTGTACCAGTACAAGCATTTATTACACAAGATCACGATGCTCATATAGAAACTATTGTAGCTGCTCAACAGAATCCTGAGATTACAGAGAAGATACAAGCAAGTCCAACAGCTGCAAGTATCTTGGCAAACGCAAGTTCTTATGTGAATCAACACTTGACAATGAAATTTAAAAAACAAGTGGAAGAAGAAATGGGTATACCACTGCCTGCAGATGGAGAACCTATTCCTGCTGATGTGGAAAAACGTATATCTGATTTAGTATCTGAAGCAGCCAAGCGAGTTACGATTACATCTCAATCTAAAGCTGAAGAAGCAAGAATGAACGCACAGCAACAAGACCCATTAATTCAAATGAAAGAAAGAGAAGTTGCAATTAAAGAAGCAGACATACAAAGAAAAATTGCTATTGATACAGCACGAATACAATTAGATTCAGAGAAAGCTAAGAACAGAGATGAGATAGAAAGAATGAGAATAAACTCTCAAGAAGAAATAGCAGGAGCTAGCATTGGACAGAAAGTTGCTAGTGATTTGCTAGAAGCTCAAGAGCGAGAAGATAGCAATACAGTAGAAAGATACAAGCAAGGTATTGACATAGCAAAAGATATAGCTCAAACTTTCAATACAGATGAGTGATGAGTTTATAGAATTAGGACTTTCAGACTTTTTGAAAAGTAAATTTAAAACTATTATTGCTGATCATAAGGACCACTTAGCTAATGGTACGATTAAAGATCACGAAGAATACAAAAGGCTATGTGGAATTATCGAGGGTATAAACCTCGCAGAAAGAGAAGTGGAAGACTGGATAGTTAGACACTCTCGCTAACAGGAACTCGACTCCTTAAGTCGTGCAAAAAATATGACAGATAAAGATAAAGTTAAAGAACCTAACGAAGTAGCTAGAAAACATTTACCACAACCTAAAGGCTGGAAAATTTTAGTTGCAATGCCAGTAGCTGATGAAAAAACAGAAGGTGGCATTATCAAATCATCACAAACAATTAAGAACGAAGAAGTAGGTAATATCTGCGGATATGTTCTTGAATTAGGACCTGAAGCATATAACGATACAAAGAGATTTGCTTCTGGACCATGGTGTGAAAAAGGAGATTGGGTTATCTTTAGAGCTTATTCTGGCACACGCATGGTTATGTATGGACAAGAGTTTCGTTTAATTAATGACGATACTGTGGAAGCAGTAGTAGACGATCCTACAGGAGTGGTAAGAGCATGAGTGAAACAGAGATAATAAACGAAGAGCCTAATATTCCAGAACCTAAAACTTCTGAAGAAGATAAATTTTTTGGGCAGACCACAGAAATAGCAACTGATATAGATAAAGAACTTTCAGTTGAAATAGTAGATGATACTCCTGAAGATGACAGAAGAACACCTAGAGATGAATCTTTAGAGCCGGAAACAAATGATGAAACAGTTGATCAAGAAATAGGTGACTACAGCAAAAGAGCTGGTGATAGAATTAACAAACTGAAATATGAGTATCACGAAGAACGTAGAGCTAAAGAATCAGCCTTAAGAGAATCAACAGAAGCTGTACAAAGACTACAAAGTTTACTATCAGAGAATAAAAAACTTCAAGCGATGGTAGATCAAGGTGGAGAAGTATTAAACAAGCAAGCAGCAAACAATGCGTTATGGGCAAAACAAAATGCACAGGCTATGTACAAGGCTGCATATGAAGCGGGTGATCCAGAACAAATGGCTTTAGCACAAGAGAATTTATCTAAAGCAGTGCTAGCTGAACAAACTGCAGGCAATATGGCAGTAAATGTGCAAGAGGAAATAGTTAGAAACATTCCTCAAGAAGAAGTGAAAGCTCCTACTGATCCAGCTTTACAATCATGGGCAAATAAAAATCCTTGGTTTATGGGAACTGATTCTACGCATAGAGAAATGACAAGCTATGCTATGTATCTAGATCAAAACTTAAAACAACAAGGTGTTGACCCAAGCACACAAGCAGAGACTTATTACGCAAAGATAGATAGTGAAATGCGTAATAAATATCCAAACTTTTTCGGAGTAACTCCCCCTGTAGAAATACAAGGAGAAATTCCAAAGCGACAACCTTCAACAGTTGTAGCACCCACATCGAGGGATAGTGGTTCAAAAAAACCCTCGCAAGTACGTCTGACCCAGACTCAAGTTAAGATAGCTCGACAACTTGGAATTAGTCCGGAGCAGTATGCAAATCAATTATTAAAGGAGCAAGCATGACAGAAAAAGACAACACTACAAATGAAGTGGAGGAAAACTCTGTAGAGTCTCCTGATAACCAAGAGCGTTCCCCTAGGGGATTAGATAGCCGAGAGGCTACCCAGAGAGTTAAAGACTGGGAAAACCAAGGTAACCTACCTGATCCTGACCTACAAGATGGTTGGGTATTTAGATGGATTAGAACTTCCTTAGTTGGAAATTCTGATAATCCAAATGTATCTAGAAGATTCCGCGAAGGATGGCAACCATGTCGTTTGGAAGATCATCCAGAATTACAGATACATATGATGGATCACGCATCTGATTGGGCGAAGAAAGGTAATATTGAAATTGGCGGACAACTCTTATGCAAGATGCCTAAAGAAGATGCAGACGCGAGAACTGCACACTTTAATAAAATTGCACAAGATCAAATCGAAGCTGTAGACAATACCTTTTTTAAAGACCAAGACAGTAGAATGGCTACCAAACAAGTATTTGAACGCAAAACAAAAACGACTTTTGGTAAAGACTCTTAGAGTCTTTTTATAATAATTACAATCTGTAACTAATAATTACAGAAGGAGTTAAAAAAATATGGCTTCAACAGCTACACCTATGGGTGCTAGACCGATTGGATCAATTATTTCAGCCCCTTACAATTCAAAGATCACACATTATGCGATTAAGGCTAACTATGGCACTTCAATCTTTTATGGTGACTTTGTTAAGTGGGCGGATGATAACCCTAATACAACAGTTCAAAAGGATACAGGTACATCTACCTTGACTCCTATTGGAGTGTTCCTAGGGGTTTCTTATACTGATCCAACATCAGGTCAAAGTACCTTTTCACAACAGTATCCAGCATCTACAAATGCTAGCGATATAATGGCATACGTTTGTTCGGACCCATTCATAGTAATGCAAATGCAATCTGACGAAGCGTTGACTCAAGATGATCTTGGGAAAAACGTAGGAGTCGTACAGACTGCAGGATCAACTTTGATTGGCACAAGCAAAAATGCTGTCGATGGGAGTACAGCAGCTACTACCGCCACTTTACCACTTAAGATCATTGACTTTGTCGATGGACCTGACAGTGCTATAGGTGATGGTTTTACTGACGTACTAGTAATGTTTAACGTAGGACATCAGCTCCTCAACACAACCGGTATCGGTTAAGGAGAATAAATTATGGCTGCAATATCAAGAGCAAATGAGCTTAAACAGCTCCTGCCGGGATTAAATGCCCTATTTGGCGAAGAGTATACGATGCACGAAAATCAGCATGAAGAAATTTATGCAACTGAGAACTCCGAGAGATCATTCGAGGAAGAGCTTAAGTTATCAGGTTTCGGTGCTGCTCCAGTAAAAGACGAGGGTTCTGCTATCAGTTATGATACAGCGCAAGAGTCTTATGTCGCTAGATACACTCACGAAACAATAGCTATGGGATATGCTATAACAGAAGAAGCCATGGAGGATAACCTCTATGTCTCGCTTTCTGCTAGATATACCAAAGCATTAGCTCGTGCAATGGCGTACACGAAACAAGTAAAAGCTGCTTCATTGTTAAACAATGGATTCAGTTCTTTTAATAGTGGAGATGGTGTTAATTTATTTAGCACAGCTCACCCACTTGTTAATGGTGCAACTAACTCAAACAGACCTGCTGTCGGTGCAGACTTGAACGAAACATCTTTAGAAGATGCGGTAATTCAAATCGGTAAATACACTGATGAGCGTGGTCTTAAAATAGCTGCAAGACCTCAGAAGTTAATAATACCTTCTGACCTTCAGTTCGTAGCAACTAGATTGTTACAGAGTGACTATAGAGTCGGTACAGCGGATAATGACATTAACGCTATCAAAACTAATGGAGTAATTCCACAAGGTTTTGTCGTTAACAATTATCTAACTGACACCAACTCATTCTTCATAACCACAGATATTCCTGATGGCATGAAGCATTTTGTTAGAAGTCCTATGACTACTAGCATGGATGGTGACTTTGATACTGGCAACGTTAGATACAAAGCTAGAGAAAGATATTCCTTTGGAGTATCTGATCCACTAGGTATCTTCGGAAGTCCGGGGTCTAGTTAATAGATAGAATTAAGGGAAGCTTCGGCTTCCCTTTTTCTATTTCTAGGATTATTTTTAAACTATCTATCGACTGTCCTAGCAGACTTGCCAAGACGATAGATTTAATTAAGGAGACTTAATATGGCGAAAACAACTTTTAGTGGACCAGTAAGGTCCGAAAATGGATTTGAAACTATTTCAAAAAACGCTTCAACTGGAGCTATAACAATTACTAGTGGCAGTAAAATGTCAGTAGAAGCTGTAGGCAGTGCAGGTATAGAAGGCACAGCAGCAGTTTATGTAACACAAGTAGAACGTCTTAAAAGCGATACAGATACAAATGTAAATATTGTTAAAACAAAAATTATGATTGATTTGACAGGCACAAGAGATGGTGGCACAGCAGGTGATATTATTGGGAAAGATGGAGCAGGCGTTGCATACATCGGTCAAGTTACTACTGCAAACCAAGGTACTGTTTTTGGAGTTACAATGACATGTCTAGAAACCCCTGCAGGCGGTGGTGCAGATATAGATTTATTTTCTGCTACCGAAGGCACAGGTGTTAATGACGTAGCAATTGGAACTTTAACAGAAACACAAATTATAAATGCAGGTACAGCTTCAGCAGGTACTGTGGTAGCAGGTGGAGACATTGCTGCAAACCAGTTCTTATATCTTGTAGGTCAAGGTACAGGTCACGCAGCTTACACAGCAGGTCGTTTCTTAATTGAAATTATTGGCTTTGATGCAGCATCATAAGGAGTAAATTATGGCAGATGCAGTAACAACTCAAACTATCATTGATGGTGAAAAGAACTGTGTTATGAAATTTACCAATGTAAGCGATGGCTCTGGAGAGTCAGATGTAGCTAAAGTAGATGTTTCTGCTTTAACTGCTAGTGCTAATGGTGGGGCTTGTTCTGAAGTAAGAGTAAACAGAATAAGTCACGCTGTAGTTGGTATGTCCGTGCAATTATTTTTAAATGCTACTGCTAATGTTTTATTAGCAGAGCTTGCTGAAAGTAGTAATGGACATATAGACTTTAGTAGTTTTGGTGGACTTCCAAATAATGCAGGCGATGGTAAAAATGGCGACATTTTATTTACAACTAAAGGTCACTCTTCGGGTGATACTTATTCTATAACTTTAGAAATGACTAAAGTTTATTCTGATTAAAGGAGATATATATGGCAAAGCAATATGTAATATCTGAGACTGGAGAATTTCCACCTCAATACAAAGTTTTAAAATTAGATGACGATGGCATTTATAAATCTGTATTTGGACCAGATGATCTAGAAGATGCAGAACGTATATGTGCTGAGATGAATGGTGCGAGAGCAAGAAATGGCAAAGGTCAACTTGTTGCTGATGATCCTTCAACTCCAGAAATTAACGAAGCTTATGTAAGCGGTAAAGCACCTAAGAAGGCTAAAAAAACAACAGCAAAGAAGAAAACTTCTAAAGCTAAAAAATAACGAGGGCAATTATGGATGCTAAAAAAAATAAAAAATACATGGCAGGTGGCGGTAAAACAAAATCTAAATACATGGCAGGTGGTGGTAAAATGAAAAAGTATATGAAAAGTGGCGGTGCTACAAATACTAATACAGAAGGTTATCAAGACTATGTNAAGCGTATGTTTGGTGGCGGGATGACAGGACCTGCAATGAAAAAGAATAAATAACCAGTTATATATTTTGCATGGCTAGAAGTACAAAGGATTCAAGGCTTAAACGTGCTGGAGTTAGTGGGTATAATAAACCCAAAAGAACTCCTAGCCATCCTAAAAAATCTCATATAGTTGTTGCTAAAGAAGGCAGCAAGGTAAAGACTATTAGGTTTGGACAGAAAGGTGCATCGACAGCGGGTAAACCTAAAGCAGGTGAGTCAGCTAGAATGAAAGCTAAAAGAAAATCTTTTAAAGCTAGACATGCAAAAAATATTAAGCGTGGCAAAATGTCAGCAGCTTATTGGGCAGACAAGGTGAAATGGTGAGTAAAGCTAAAAGAACAAAGTCAACAGTTAATAAAGCTGGTAATTATACCAAACCCACTATGCGTAAGAATTTATTTAATAGAATAAAGTCAGGTAGCAAAGGCGGTAATGCTGGTCAATGGTCAGCACGTAAAGCTCAAATGCTAGCTAAACAATATAAAGCAAAAGGCGGAGGATACAAATAATGGAAATACTAATAAGTATTTTAGTAATACTTGCAGTTGCAATATTGCTAATAAAAAAATATAAACGTGCTTGGTATGATACAGGTATGTTTTATGTTATGAATTTAATTAGAGAAGAAAAGACAACAAAAACAAAAACTAAAAAGAAAAAATAATTTATAACTATGGCTTATCTATTGAGTAATATTCCGCATTTTAAATGTTGGGTTAGAAAAGAATTTACAACTAATCATCAACATGGTCACGGAGAATACTTACACGCATTAGCTATAGCTGTAAATACTATCCCTGATAGGTCTTTGAGTTTTCAAGTAGTGTTTACTGGTTGCGAAGCAGATGATGACGATTCTCCTAATATACATGGTGGTGCTATGTGGGCTAGGATGCCTATACAAGCATTAGTTGCAGACATACCAGTAGAAGAATGGGCAATGCCTATGCCAGATCATTTAGCTCAACCTTGGGACTGTGAGTCTAGAGATCACTCTGTTGTTATTATGGATAGAGTTAGCTCTAGTCCTTGGCTTTGTAAAATTAATAATGAACAATATCAGGGCAAATATTTATTTACAGTAGACTATACTGATAATGAGATAGCTGATTGTCCTGCACAACATAAACAATCACATGTAATTTATATTACTGAAGATTGTGAATGGAAAGGAAACGTAGTAGCTTTACCTAATAACAGAGTAAGAGCTACAAGTCCTGCACTATGGGAAACAGGAAATGGTCCACCAGACTTTAGACCTTCTCAGCATATTCATTCAGCAGAAGGACACGAAAGTTATCTTGATCCTACGATTACATTTAACAATTTATATAGTGAAGGAGTAGAAACAGATGAAACTGAATAGACGACAAAGAGAAACTTTAGAAAAACATAGCAAGCATCATACAAAAAAACACATGGATGAAATGGTAAAATCTATGAAAACAGGCGTTAAGTTTGGTAATGCTCATAAAAAAGCTTTAAAGAAAGTTGGTAAGTAATGCCCTTAAAGAAATCACAACGATCTCTGAAAAACTGGGGAAAACAAAAGTGGCGTACTTCTGATGGTAAGCCCAGCAAAGGCAAGAAAAGATATCTACCAGATAAAGCATGGAAATCTTTATCTGCTTCTGAAAAAGCTGCAACTAACAAAGCTAAAGCTAAAGGAAATAAAAAAGGTAAACAATTTGTTAAGCAACCAAAAAGCATAGCAAAAAAAACAGCGAGGTATCGATGACAATTTCAAGAACTAACATGAGAAATCAAGTTACTAATAGTGGTAAAAAAAAAGTCGTAACAAAACAAACAAAAGGCGACCTAACAATAATAAGAATTAAATATGACAACTAGCGGTACAACAACATTTAATCTAGATTTAACTGAGATCATGGAAGAAGCCTTTGATCTCTGTGGCGTATCTATGATGTCAGGTGGAGATTTTAATA